TACCCACGCTGGGATGTCCCCGAAAGTCAAAAGAAACTTAAACTTTCTTTTCGGCTCAATATTTGGCGATTGCCATTGTGGTAGGGGTGTTGCTTTTTTACCCATTGTGATTATCTCCTAGTTTGTAATTAATCTTCAAACGCTGCTCCGGTATTAGTAATTATGAAGTCGACAGCAATAAACTCAATTGCTCGTGCTGGTTTCAAAAACACTTTGGCATACATAACATTCTGGTCAATCAGATCAGGGGTGGTTGTGGTCTTATCTAGGATTAGTTTATAATCGGATAATCCAAAACGAGCCTTGACGTCGGACAAGAAGGGGTTAGCTCGGTTAATAAAGCGGTCCCACGTCTCTTGTACGTTAGGTTCGAACAATACATCGGCAGCAATTGCTGAAATACCTTTCTTGACAAAGAGGAGTAGTCTCCGGACGTTGATTCTATCCAATGCGGATCTTGTAACCTGCAAAGTCTTTTGTCCAAAGATTACAATACCCTCGTTCGGGAATGTAGCAATCGGGTTAATGTTTGCGTCATAAAGCTTGTCACGATCTTTCGAAGTAAGCTTTTGCGTTACATTAACTACTGGTAGTCCTGCAACGCCACTTGTTAATCCGCCACGATTAAAGCCTGCGGGTGAGAACCATGGGGCTCGAACTTTATCTGTATAAGACATTGCGCCGATAGCTGCGATGGAAGGCGGCGCGTATACCAAGTTTCCATAAAGGGTATCACGGATTTGAACCCAAGGATAATAACAGCAAGCATAACTTGAATTAAGTCCCCTGTTTTTAAGGTTTGTAATGGTAGTAGAAACACTACCATAGCTCTTTTTCTTATCCGATGTTTCATGAACAGGTTGGAAATCTCCATTGAGATCAATAATTGCAAGCGCATCGGCCCTGGATTCTACTGTCTCGATGAGTTGAGTAGTTAGTCCCTCGTGAGTCAATCCAGGAATAGTAGCAATGTTAAATTCTGCCACTTCTGGATCACGGATGTTATCAATTGCCTCTTTATAAGAATTGAAAGCATAGCTGGTTTTTTCTGTCTTACTGGCAAGATGTTGATTCGCTAACGGTTCAATCTTTGTGACGTCAAAACCGTCTGTGCCGCCGGCTAAGACTGTGGTAAAAGAATCAATTCCAACATCAATCAAGTCCTTATAAGAACCGGAAGTGATATACTTGGTGGCAGCAACCGAATCATTGTACACAAAATCAGTATACTCGCCAGAAGATAAGTTGCCACTGATGTGGTCTAAAGTAAACTGGAATGAATCTGTCGTATATGTTCCTGCTGAGTGCTGATCAACATCACTTGACTTTGCTCGAACAATGTCACGGATGTCTTCATTAAATCGACTACTAGTTGTGGTTCGACCGGTCCAAACTCCAAAATAAGCATCCTTAAGACTTCCGAGTCCGCCTTGACTTGCACTAGCGCGAAGTTGTATCGCTGGGAAAAAGAAATGAGGATCGGATGGTCCTGTTTCCCACGCATTGGAAGAAGAAGCTAACGATGTAGCTAACAACGCCTTTCCTGTTGCGGATGTGTCCTTATATTTTAGAGGACCATACACACCAAATGGTAGGCATTCCGGACTGGCTTGACCAGCGTCGACTTCTGTATTCATTTGTACACGAATATATTTTGAGCGATTTGAATATTCACCTTGAGTGATTAAGCGACGTTCTGCTGAGTCATAGCGAACATATTGAGTTCCAATTTTTTGACCAATATAATCAAGGGAGCTAGGATTGAGGTTACAATTACTAAATCTCTCTAGCACTATTGGTGCAGCGTCTGTGTCATCGATTCGTCGGACCACCACATCAAACGTTCCGTAAAGGTTATAACTATCTTTCGAGTAGTTAATGTTGGTGATGGAGATTTTAATATTGTTCTGTGCCCATTCGCCGTGTCCTAAGTCATGAATTTTGAATAACTTTTGTAGGCTTGAAAATGAAATCGAAGCTCCAAACTCCTGAGAAACAAACCAACCGGTTTGTGAATCAGCATCTAAACCTTGTGAGAACCCCGTTTGACGATTATGATGTTTTGTTGTGCTCTGTTGAAGCCCCAAAACAACACCATAGGGTTGTGAGCCAGTTCCATAGCCCATCATCTTGTGAGTTCTTTCAAATGACTCGCCTAGCCAATAACCCTCATCAGCAGTAGCTGAGAGAGAAGGATCAGTATTGAAGACTTTTCTAGCATAATCTTTATTGCCCGGGTCTAAACTAAATTTAATTTGTTTCGAAGTTGTAGAACCGGTAATATAAGCTGTAAAAGTTCCATTAGACGAAGCTTGAACAAAATGAGGACGATTATCTAAAGAACTAGAAATCTTAACGCAACCTGAAGAGACATACCAGACGGCTGCCAAAGAAGCAGTTGGAGGGGGAGTCGAACTAGTAGAGTCCATGACCCACAGACCATAAGCACCGCCGCCAGAAGTACTTGAACCAATATCTTTATCAATCTTCCAGCCGGCTTCACCGCTATCAGTTGTTTTATTTGTGTGCTCTTTCCCTAACAAACGAATAACGTTAAGTGTGGAAGAGTTCTTCAACCATGCTTGTGCCGCATAAGCAGCATAAGTTGGGGCCAAAGCGTTTCCGTTTCTCCAAACATCTGTTCCATCGCCACCCGGGTGTGGTTCACCAAAAACATCAACAAAATCAGCAAACGAATCAACTTGGACAGGTCGCATCGCAGGTCCTTTTTGTGTCCTTCCAATAACAACAGGTCCGATGTCTCTAGGCTCTGCCGGAAGTTGGGAATTATCGATCTCGTTCAGGAAGATGCCAGGGGATACGAATTTGAATTTCTTTGCGCTCATCTAATTTTCTCCTAGTAGCAGTTGTACTTCATAGTAAATAGTTGTCCAAATACCAAAAAACCCCGACAGCACGGTGCTCAGAAATGTTTAATCCTCGTAGGCTTCGTCGACAGTTTTCGGATATTGGTCTATGTCTCCAACTATGACAGCTTCACGGCGAAATCTCACCTGTACTCTGTTTTCTCTGATGACTTTCTTTGGTGTGGTCTGATTTTTGTCGCTGCCGACAATAAACCCTAGCACCCTTAGTTTCACTGTCGTTTCGTATTTCTTCTCTTCCTCGGCTAAGCTGGACATGTTGTTGTCGATACTATAGCTGTCCTCTATGAATGCTTCGTAAGTGTAGCCGTCTTTCTCAATCATTATCTGATTGATTCCGCCGGCATGCGTCATAAAAGGTGTCATCATTTCATTCATTTGTTGTTGATAATCAGCCCGCAAGTTAATAGAGTAAACAATGTCGTAATAAGTCGGCATTGGGATAGAGTAAGACTCATAAACGATCTTCTCATTCTTTGGAGTTGGGAAGTTTAGTTGACCAACTGAAGACTTTAGTTTGTCGGCGTTAGCAAAGTTCTTTGTTTTCGCTTGGTTTATCCTTCTTGAGATTGTTATAGAGCCCTTACGATAATCGTCTGTTGGGAATACATTACCGGGCATGGGTCTCTTACTAACATCTGTTTTGTCGACGCTTGCTCTTTCAATTGTCATCATTGGGAAGACTAATGCTTCTGAATCTTGTGACCTTGACTCTTTCTTATGTTTAAGTTGGTATGCTCTTTCTGCCGTCATCCAAAGGACGGGAACTTTCTTCCAACCTTCGTTTGTTGTAGCATATATGTCCAATACATTTTCAACCCATTCAAGAACTGATGCGTCTATTGTTTCGAAAGTAGACGGCTTTAGTGTTTCAACATTATTTGGCATTGAACTTTCCTTCTCTTGCTCTTGTACACTTGGCTGTTACTTCATAACGTGAATCAATCTGTCCGTACATTTGTTTTGGTTCATCCAAAGAAACGATTTCATAATAGATCTCACCGTATAATACAAAGTCTCCCTCTCTAACATATAAATCTTGGTCTTCTGTCAGCCTTCGTTTGTGAAAATGAACGGTTATTTCTGATCTTCGATCAACACCAAACTTTCCTGTCTCTGTTTTGAGTCCTTCCCAATCTACCAAGACATAAACTCTGATAGGAGATAAGAAGTTCTTTTCAATAGCTTCTCCATAAACATCGTGAAAGTTTGTGTGCTCAACGCTGATCGGATAGTACAATACTTGTTGCCCCACAACTCTTTCTAAAACTTCGTCGCCAACTTGCTTGGCTAGATCTTTTTCTTTCTTGCCCGTAAACAAGGGCGGTGGAGGTGCTGGTTCTCTTTCCCATTCGTTGCTCATTTAGTTATCCTATAAAGATTGGAAGCGCTACGTTAGTTAATACTTTGGTTGCGTTCTCAACAGTAGCAGCATCTTTCTCAGCCAGTTTAGCATAAGTAAGCTCATCCAATACCGTCTTCAACTCATCACGAAGGGCTGTTTGCTCTTCCTTTCCTTGTGAAATCAAATCACTACCATTAAGAGAAATGGTTTCTCCGGGGATCGGAACAGCGTTTCCAAACTTATTTCTTACTTGTCCTAACATTTCTTTGCTGACTGATAGCGCAAACCTACGAATCCACTGTTTACCAATACTATTAATACTATTGTAGGGAATGTTTGCGAAAGGCAGCGTGTTCATATTGTTTATACCTTCAGCACCTGAACGACGATCTGCGTATTCTTCCCAGGGATCCTTCTCAATTGTGAACTGAAACCAATACTTCTCATCGCCTAGTCCAGCTGGTCTAGGATAAATGCGAAGTTTATTATTGTGGATCTCATACGAATAGTTAGA